CATGTAGCCTCAGGCGACCTGTATGGATGCACATGTAGCCTCACGCGACACATCGAGGCCCACCCCTTCGCCTCTCGAGGCCGGGGCCTTTTGTGCAGCGGTATAGCCTTTATTATATTATTATCATATAGGCCCCACAGTAGCTCGAAAGTTTCCAAGGGGGTACCGGGGGTGCCTCTTCACATATATGTTCAACCTGTCAGGCAAGCGAGGGAGCAAGGCCATGAAGGATTTTTTTGGAGGGATTTTTGAGGACTCCGAAGCTGACTGTGAGGTCCAAGAGGGCCAAGTAGCCGACTGTGAGGTCCAAGAGCAAAAAACCGGCGATCCGGAAGAGATACGCCAGATCGATATTAAGACACCGATAGCATTCCAAGAGCTTTACCGCCCACACCGCTTCAAGGTGTATTGGGGTGGTCGAGGGGGCGCTAAGTCCCGCGCTATAGCCGACGCCTTGCTCGCGCAGGGGATGGCTAAGCCGCTCAGGATACTGTGTACCCGTGAGAAGCAGAACTCCATTAAGGAGTCGGTGCACGCTCTCATGGTGAATTTGATTAATGAGCACGGTTATGATGGCTGGACAGTCACAAATCAGGACATCCGGCACGCAAACGGGACCCGATTCTTCTTTATGGGTCTTTGGAACAACATTGACAGCATCAAATCGGTGGACGGAGTAGACATCTGCTGGGTCGAGGAGGCCAATACGGTCTCTGACGTCTCGTGGCAGAAGCTAATCCCCACCATTCGGAAGAAGGGCAGTGAGGTTTGGGCGTCATTTAACCCAGAACTCAAGGATGACGCGGTATATCAGCGGTTTGTCATCAATACCCCACCGGACGCCGTGGTACGCAAGGTCTCATGGCGCGATAACCCGTGGTTCCCAGACGAACTAATGCGGGAGATGGAGCACCAGAAGCGCGTAGACTACGAATTGTACAAGCACGTGTGGGAAGGTGAGCTGAAATCATACGCTGACGGGGCTATTTACGACAGACAGCTCCGAAAAGCACGCAAGGATGGTCGCATTACGTCAATACCGATCTCTGAGGCCCTCGAGGTGCATACCTTCTGGGATTTGGGTCGAAACGACAGTACGGCTATTTGGTTTATGCAGGCTTTCGGGCACGAGCACCGCTTCGTGGACTACTACGAGGCTACAGGCGCTCCGCTGGACCATTATATCCGCGTCCTGAAGGATAAGGGGTACAACTATGGTAACCACTATCTGCCTCATGACGTTGTTGTGGACGAGCTGTCCTCCAACCGAGGGTCCAGAAAGGACATCTTGGTTTCCGGGGGTATCCGTCCAATTAAAGTGGTCAAGCGCATCCCGCGCATCGAGGAAGGCATCCAGAAGACTCGAGAAGCGTTCTCAAGCTGCTGGTTTGACGAAAAGCGGTGTGAGCGTGGTCTTGATGCCCTCGCCAACTACCAATACAAGTGGAACGAAGAGACTAACACACGCTCTTTGCAGCCACTACACAACTGGGCCTCTAACGGAGCTGACGCTTTCCGACAGTACGCTCAGGGCTTCAAAGGAACCAGAGAGCTAGACTTCTCTGAGTTTAAACCCAACCCTAAAGTCTTCGAGTGAGCCAGCGAGCGGCAACCGCGAAGCACGAAAGGAACCCTAGATGAAACTTGTCAAGATACTAGAAAGTCAGGTTACTGAGTCTGATAGCGCCCTCACAGGTGCTAATAACCAGATTCAGCGTAACCTAGAGTATTACTCGCTCCAGCCTATGGGCAACGAGCAGAAGGGTCGATCACATTACGTGTCGCCCGACGTACATGATTATGTTGAGTCTAAGAAGGCTCTTTTCAGTCAAACCTTCCTGTCCAACCGGGATGCGGTTAAGTTCCTCCCCACAGGCTCTGTAGGGGCGCAGGAGGCGGTTTCTAAGACAGCCTATGTCAACACCGTCCTTAACCGTAACAACAAGGAGAAGCTGTTTCACGACCTGTGGCACGATGCTTTCCTATCCAAGCGTGGTGTACTGCTCTGTGAGTGGGTGCCGGACACGGAAGAGGAAGTAATAGAGATACCCCAGCCGATTACGCAGGAGATGCTCTACGCCCAGTTTGCAGGTGAACAGAACATTGTCGACATTGACACCAGCCGAGCAGCCATAACTCTGCTGCCTACGGTTGGTGAAGACGGAATTCCCCGCGAAGTAGTTACCCTCTCCGGGCCGGTGACGGTCATACGAGCTGCTGGTGACTTCGACTTCACGGTATGCGCGCCGGAAGAATACTTCCGCGATCCTGTGGCCGATGACCTAGATGAAGCAATGTGGGCCACCTACAGAGAAGACGTACCACGGGGAACCCTGATTAAGAAAGGCTACGACCCAGAGCTGCTCTCAGGCAGCAGGGCGCTAAGCATGGAGCGCAACAGCGAGGTACACCATAGCCGAACCTCACACGATGGTTCCTATGTGTCCAAGCACAGCACCAACGGCAGGGCAGACGATCAAGAGCTGCTGAGCCTGTACAAGACGTGGACTTGGATAGACTTATCCGAGGTCGGCGCTGAGTACGGTGAATTCGCTCCAGAGATGAAGTTATATGAAATCCACTGGTTAGAAGGCCAGGTTCTATCCTACGCTGACGGCACACCTGCCATCAAAGAAGTAGAGAAGATGCCTTTCTTCGAGTGGTCGGAGCTGCGTATCTCCCACACTGCCAACGGCATGTGCGGAGCGGACGTCGTATCGCATAGCCAGAAGGTTAACAGTAACCTCAAGCGGGCTATCATCGACAACCAGAACATCCGTAATAACTCACGCTTTGAGGCTGTGTACGATAACCTCCTCAATCCGCGTGACTTGATTGACAACAGCACTGGCGGTGTCATCTTTACAGAGGCTATGGGCAGCGTTGCACCACTTGCGACCCCTGAGCTATCTCCCCTGACGTTTAACGTCCTCGAGATGATGAAGTACGATACCGAAGCCCGTAGCGGCTTGTCAGCACTAACCAAGGGCATGAACACCGACGTACTGAGCAATCAGAACGCGGCAGACATGGTCGAGCGCCTCACCAACGCTGCAGGTAGCCGTCCGGCTGCTGACGCACGGTCCTTCGCTCAGACCTTCCTTGTACCGCTGTTCAAGTACATCGTGGAGTGTGCTAAGAAGTATGACCCGTCTCAGGATGTCACTGAGAAGGCCGGTATGCAGATTCCTGTGGTACCGTCCATGTGGCAAGGCAATAAGGATAGCCTACAGGTAGCTGTAGCCCTTACGCCTGAAGAAGCTGAGGCACACGCTCAGAAGCTCATGACTATGCACCAGCTCCTCGCTATGGACGAGGTAGTAGGCCAGCTATACGGTCCTGAGCAGCGGCACGCCCTTCTGGACGAAGTATTTGACTCGCTAGGCATCAAAGACGCATCTATGTACATGATGAGTCCTGCCGATGAGCGCGTACAGATACAGAACGCTCAGATGCAAGAAGCTCAGCAGATGATCCAGCAGCTACAAGGCCAGCTGGAAAGTGTGCAGAACTGGGTGCTGGAGCAGCAGGTGGCTCAGGGATGGGCTGCAATCAATAACTCAATGATGGACAAGATGGAAGACAACGTCCGCGCTGACCGCGAACTCGCTGTAGAGACACGTCAGGGTGACCGTGAGTTGGACATCAAATCCAAGAAAGGTATGTAATATGGTGACCTATACGTTATGGCTGTTTCTCGTGCTAGACACGGGGCAGTTCTCAGTGATGAAAAGCCTGACATTCAGTCAGGAGCGTAGCTGTGAGCATGCAGCCATGCGTATGGTCAACTCAGAGCCTACCGGCGTCAAGCGCATTGCCGCCATTTGCAAGAAGAAAGTAGAAGTATAAACCCGGCCCTCCGGGGCCTCAACTAAGAGAGTGAGAGATGTCAGACGACAATTATAGTTACGAAGAAGTAATCAGAGTAGGACAGGAAGCACAGAACATCCTACAAAACCCAGTCTTTGGGATGGCCTACGGGGCTGTCCTTGAGGATCTCCAGAAGCGGTTCTTCGAGACCGAACCGGGCCATACCCGGAGTTTGGAGGAGTTACGGCGAGAAGGGAATGCGTTAGCCAAGGTGATTGGTAACCAACCGTGCCGTCGTAACAGCACAGCAGATCATCGCAACACAGAGAGGTGAGTAATGAGCGACGATACTAGCGAAATCCGTGGCGAGTTCATGGAGCGATTTGCACAAGAACGTGGCGAATCATACGTAGAGCCAACCCCAGAAGCGATCGAGGAGCCTGTAGCAGGTGACCCAGAGGTCGTGGAGGAGTCCCTTGAGGACGTAATAGAGGACGGTGACGACAACGCCGTTGACATGGAAGGCGAGCTTGACCCAGACGCAGAAGCCGAAGAAGGTGACCCTGCTGAAGAAGAGACGCCTGAAGTAAGCGCAGAGTACATGGAGCTTGAGGAGAAGTACAAGTCCCTCGAGAAAGAGTTCTCTCGCGTAACCGAGAACCGCAGAGCAATCGAGGCGGGTCTTGAGGAGCAAGTGGTGGAATACACTGAAGCCAACATGAGCCTCAAAGACAAGCTCGAAGAAGTAGAGCAATACTCGGAATACTTTGCTGGAATGGCTAACCAGCAGTTACAGCAGCTGTCGCAGGTTAATCCTGCTACGTTGACACAGGAGCAGTTCGGGCAGTACCAACAAGCGTACCAAGCCGCCCAGTTACAAGCAGCACAATACAGCCAGTTAATGGAACAGTTTCGCACGGAACGCGAAAGCAAAATGGCCGAGCAGAAAGAAAGAGAAGCCAAGATTGCTAAGGAGCGTCTGAAAATACGCATTCCAGACTGGTCAAGTGAGAAATATCGGGCACTTGGTGAAGTCGCTAAGGATTACGGATACTCTGAGAAGGAGTTCTTTGATTCTACGGACCACCGCCTAATCGTACTCCTCAATGAAGTAGCTGCCAGCAAGGATGCTGCCAAAGTTGTCGAGAAAAGGGTCGCAAAGACCAAACCTAAACCGCCGAAGTCCGCTACAGCGAGGCCTGCAGAGCGTAATGCTCTGGGACAGTACCAGAAAGCATCTCGTGAGTTTAACGAGGTCAAACCCGGTACCAAGGGTACATTCGCTGCCATGAAGGCTGCTCAACTCCGAGCAGAGCGCGAAGGCAAGTAAAAACCTCTCTATCTTAAGGAATATTAGCAATGGCTAAGTTTGATTCATACACACAGATCGCGCAGGCTGAAGACGTACAAGACGCCATCTACCGCATCTCACCCGTAGACGCTCCCGTAGTTTCTATGATTAAAACCCTCCGAGCTACTGGTAAAATCCACGAGTGGCATCAACATTCACTGACAGCTGCTGGCACTAACAAGGCAGTTGAAGGTGCAGACGCTCCGGCTGACAGCTCAACGGCTGTAACCAACAAGAGCAACTACTGCCAGATCATGACCAAGGTCGCAGAGATCGCTGGTACTCTGGAAGCAGTTGACAAGTATGGCCGTGACTCTGAAATGGCTTTCCAACTCGAGCGCATCTACGGCGAGCTGGCTAACGACGAAGAATTCGCAGTCGTTGGTTCACAGCAGGCTGGCGCAGCTGGTACTACCGCTGTTGCTCGTGAGATGATCTCTTTCCTTCCTCAGTTGGACGCTTCTGTCAAGAAGGCTTCTGTAACTGCTACTGACGGCGAAGATCAGATCCTCGCTGCTCACCAAGCGTGCTACGAAGCTGGCGGCAAGCCGAACACTTTGGTTGTTTCACCTGCTGGTTCACTGATCGTAGCTGACTTCGCTAAGGCTTCTGGCCGTAACCGCGACATCCGCAACGAGAAGTCAGTGTACAACGTAGTTGACCTGTACGTTTCTCCCTTCGGTGAGCTTGACGTAGTTATCGACCGCAACATCGAGTCTGACGTTGCTCTGGGTCTTGACCCTGAGTACGCTGCAACTTGCGTATTGCGTCCTACTACTGATTGGGAACTTGCCAAGGTTGGCGACTCTATGCGTCGTCAGGTTCTGCGTGAGAGCACTCTTGCCGTATTGAACGACAAGGCTCACTTCGCAGTAACTTCTTTTGACGCTACCGTCTAATCTAATCCCCTAACGGGGCTTACCCGACAGCCCAAAGCTACCCGTAGCGAGTAAGCACCCCTCAGAGGCTCTCAATGGGCTTCTGAGGGCTTTTAAGAGTATCCTAGTGCGATGGCATAGGGTGCTCCTAGAAGCCCTCACAGGGCGTTACACGGCCTCTATGGCCCTTCACGAGAGAGAGTGACATGACTGAGAAGAAAACCGACAAGAAAGACGAATATATTGCCCAGTTGGAGGCTGATTTGGCGTTCTACAAGGGCTTGATGGATACTGTACGTAAAAAGTGCCGTGCATTACCCGACGTAGGGGACGCACTGTTCGGCGTTATCCGTCATTATCAACGCAAGCTGAAGGAGGAGGCCAGCCGATGAGCGAGAAGCTGCTTAAGAACTACGGTAACACGTGGACGGGCTTCAAATCAGAGGATGGGAAGCACTACAGGACTACCCACGGCGATTTTCAGGACATTATCGACCGCAGGGAAAAGATAGCCGAGGCTCAGGCCGGGAAGCGCGAAGGATTGCAGCACGTTGCCTCGATCCCGCTCCCGATCCTTGAAGACTGGCTAATCAAGCACAACTACACGATGCACGATTTCAGCATCAAC